ATGCCGGGACGCGCCTGGGCGGCCGCATCATGGCCCATGCTGGCAAAGTAATCACCGTTGATGCTGACGTTTCTGAGCTGGTATCGCCGGGCGACCGTATGTCGATTATGGATCGCACCGGGAAAATGGGCAGGCATGAGATAGCAGGCGTTGCCGGGCGCAGTATCACCCTGCGCAATGCGCCCGCCTGGGTACGTGACGGCACCGTTTTTGCGATCTCCACCAGCGAGGTATCGGTCCGGTTATTCCGCATTCTGAGCATCGCCGAGACGGAAAACAATTCCGTTTACAGCATCACCGTGGGCCAGCATGACCCAAACAAACAGGCCATTGTTGACGATGGTGCAGTGTTTGATATTCCGAATGACACTCTGAACGGGTACCGGGTACCGAACATTGAAAACCTGCGCATCCTGAATACCAATAGTGAGACCGTGCAGGTTACCGCCACGTGGGAAACGGCCACCACCACCAAAAAGCTGGTGTTTGAGCTCTGCGTTTATAACGAGGCTGGCGCGGTCGTTGCGCAGTACGAAACCGATCAGTTTCGCTATGAGTTCTACGGTCTGAATGCCGGGAGCTACTCGCTGGGTGTGCGTGGACGCAACGAAAACGGGATGAAAGGTGCCGAGACGCAGGTCAGCCTGATTATCGGTGCGCCACGTCCGCCTAACTCGGTTCAGTGGATCCCGGGGCCGCTGCAGGCGACGCTGGTACCCGTTATGTCGGTCACTGCCACTACGGACACGTCCTTCGAGTTCTGGTACGCCGGAGAATCGCCGGTACCGCCAACCGTGGATATTGAAAACAGCACGCAGTTCCTGGGGCGTGGGTATCAGTGGACCATCCAGCAGCTGAAGTTCGACCATACCTACTATGTTTACGCCCGCACCCGCAACGCCTTTGGTGTGTCTGATTTTATTGAGGCGTCCGGTAAACCAACCGAAGATTTCAGCGACATCACTGACGCTATTCTGGACCAGATTGCAGAGACTGAGCTCTTTAAAGACCTGGTCGAAAACGCTGTCGAAACCAGCCAGACCGTGGCCGATATGGCCGCCTCGATCGCCGAGAATGCCGACCAGCTGGCGGTAGCCGTCGGCGCAACGCGGGAGACGGCCGAAGGTATCATCCAGAATGCGCTGGCGATCGCGGAGGTGACGTTCCGGCAGTCGGCCCAGCAGGGTGCAAACTCGGCTCAGTTTGAGCAACTGCGGGAGGTGATTGCCACTGAGACGGAGGCGCGTGTTACCGACGTTATCCGCCTGGATGCAGAAACCGAGGCTAACGCGGCAGGCATTACTGAGGTGCGCGAGGCAATCGCTACGGAAGAGGAAGCGCGGGCAACGGCGGTTAACCAGCTGACGGCGGCCACGAAAACCGCTTTTGATAAAGCCGATGCGGCAGCGGGCAAAGCTGACGCGGCAGCGGAGGAAAGCGCGCAGAACACCGCGGCGATCACCGAGCTCGACCAGGTGGTTACGACGCTGGACAGCTCTACTGCGTCCCGGTTCGAGGAGATCACCGGCAAAACAGTTACGGCCAGCGGCGGGGTGCAGAACACTGCGGTTGCGTTGATTCAGAGCACTCTGGCGAACGTCAACCTGCAGCAGCGCCTGAGCGTTCAGTATGGCGACAGCAAGGCGGGGATCCAGCGCGTTGATAACGTGATGGCGGATGCCAGCCGGGCGGTCAGCGAGTCACTGAAAACGCTGGACGCGGCGGCAGGCGGCGGAACGTCTAACGTCACGGACCTTGCCAGAACGCTCGCTGATTTCTCGCAGGTATCGGCTCAGCGCATTAACTCCATGACTGTGACAATGAACGGGCAGACGGCGGCGATTACCACAAATTCCCAGGCTTTAGCAGATGTAAACGGAAACCTGAATGCAATGCTCAGCATTAAGGTGGGCGTAGATTCTAACGGTGTCCGTTACGCAGCGGGCATGGGCCTTGGCGTGCAGAATACACCTTCCGGAATGCAGTCGCAGGTTATCTTCCTGGCAGACCGTTTTGCCGTCATGAATCAGGCTGGAGGCGCGGTAAGTTTGCCGTTTGTCATTCAGAACGGACAGACGTTTATCCGGGACACCTTTATCCAGGACGCAACGATTACTCGAGCAAAACTGGCAGAGACGCTCAGTTCCGTAAATTACTCTCCGGGCCAGGCAGGGCTGTCAATCAACTTCAGAACGGGAACACTTGAGAACTATGGAAGTGATGCTACTGGCGCGAAGAAGGAGACAAATGTCACCACGAGTATCAGGGACGCAAATCGCCTTCGGGTGCAGATCGGCAAAATAACGGGGGTGTTCTGATGACCTGGGGGATTCAAACGTGGGATGCCAACGGTAATCCGAATAACTACGGGCTGGTCCCTATCAGTGTGCTGGGTTATTTCGCGGTTGCTGCGGGCCAGCAGTCGGGTGCCGCTAGCTATACGATACCGGCCGGGTTTCGCATGGAGTTTATGCAGGTGACCGCCGGCGACAGTTACACCACTGCACGCAGAACCATTACCGTGTCAGGAGGCACTATTACGCTGGGCGCGGCGGCAGAAACAAACTTTGGTACCGGTACCTATCCGGCTATTGACGGTTTCATCGTTGCTTATCTGAGGGCTGCTTAATGGACTGGGGAGCACTACTGGTTACTGAGAACGGCGCACCGTTTATCACGCCGCAGTCAATACCGCTGGCGATGTACAGCAAAAAGAGCGCTGGCATCTCTGGCTCTGCCGGTTCGGTTACAACCATTTCAGAGGCGTTTCCCTCCGGCAGGCCTGTTATCCCGTTCGTGTACTCGACCACTAACTGCGTTGCCAGCTATACCGTAGGGGGGAACGTCTGCACAGTGACGTTCCGCAACTCGACGGCAGCAGGTACCGCATACGTGTACTTTTTCACGATTTTCGAGCAGCCGCTGCCGGACTGGGGGATCGCCATCTGGGACGAGCAGGGCGTATGCATCCTGACAAACGAAACCCGGATTCTCACTGACGTTCAGTCGATCGGCACCAACGGCAGTGATAGCGCCGGTTTTTCGGTTAACACCACTCTGCCCGGCAAATTTGGCATCGTTCCGTCAATGTCTGGCCTGGCGACAGGTGTGATTCTGGATGGCGGTACGCGGCCCTGGTCCTCGCAGTATTTCTTTTCAGCGGTATTTAACGGCGGTACCACACAAATCGGGCAGGCCACTACCGGGGGCACCGCCGGGAGCGGCGTATCAAACCTCGCTTACCACAACATGAAAAACAGCGTTTACGCGCTGAACCTCGCTAACTACGACTGACAGCTACTCACATTCCACACTGAACCCGCCACGCGCGGGTTTTTTATTGCCCGGAGAAAACATGATTTACACCACTGGCACGATCGCCGGCAGCGGCAACACGCTCACCGGTACAGGCACTAATTTTACAGCGGCTGGCACACTGATCCGCAACGGTTGCACT